GATAACGATAATGATAATGATAACCTAAGCAATCTTTTAATAAATAATAAACAAGTATTGAATGATTTGATTTCTAATAAACCCAATAAGGTTTCATTGCAGATACCGAGTAGAGATATTGATAAACTAACATCTATTATTTTGAAGTTTTATGAGTCTCAAGATGCATTTAATGATTTTATATCTTCAAATACTAAACCTTCCGTAATTGATCCAAATATATTAAAAAAATTAAGAGCATCTATAAATGTCCCGATATCTTTGGAACATTATAATAATATCGCTTGTTGCAAAGAAACGCTTGCGACTGACATCAGTAATATTAATAATCTGCTTGCATCTTTGGAAAAAGATTTTGATATCTTGTTCTCTAAACAACAAAACTTAGCAATTGTAAATATTCCTCGCGATACCATAACATTTAAAACTTTTAAAAATTTTAAAACTGCCTTATCAATTACAAAGGAAATGAAGCTCTACAATATTGATGCTATTGATATGCAGATTGCCGATGATGTTATTATATTAAATGGATACCAAGATAAAATTGATGCAATTTCTAAACTTGATACCGAAATTGATAGCTATAATAAGGAGCTTATTGTATTTTCTTCTAATGAAGAATATAAATATAATCCCGAGTGCTGTATATGCTGTAATAGACCCTGGGTCTCGCGTATTAAAGAGATTGATATTATAATAAATACTTTGAATATTAATAGAAGAGAAATAAACTACTCTGCTAATGACTTTCAAGAGGTGAAAGACCGCTTTGAAGATAACAAAAAAATAAAGGAACATTATAATCTATTGAATGAGTGGTATGATTATTATAAGTTTAAAGAGGCTTATGGAAAGATTACAAATGATATGAACATTATAATAAATTCTAAAAATACTTTGAAAGAAGAGCTTGCAAGAAAAGATTTAGAACTTAAAAATATTACTAATTATACTAATTACTTTAATATATACTCTTTCCAGCTGTTTGAAGATATAAATAATATCCAATTAAATGAAGTTTATTTAGAGTGGGAAAATAAATATAATGATACAAAATTGGCTATTGAAAAATTAGAAAAAGCTATACATTATAATGATGTTATAAAACCACGCATAACTAAATATTTAGAATTAAAAAAAAGTTATGACGATTGGCAATTGTATGATAATAATAAGAGAATTATAGATGCATACCATTACTATAGATTGAAGAAAATTATAGAGATTACTGAATTATATAATGGATATCAAAGCAATGAGCAAATGAAACCTCTAATAAAACAAAAATTACAATTAAATGACTTGATTGCAAGTAAAACTATTGATATTAAAAATCTTAATGAAAAGATTGTTATGTATACCACTATTAACTCATATAACAATGAAAATAAAAATAATTACAATATGCTGATTGTTATTGATAGCGAACTTGATGCAATTATTGATGTTCTTGATACTATCCTCGTAAATTTTCAATCTTTTAGAAAGGAGCTGTATGAAAACTTAATTCTCAATAAACTTGTTAATAAAACTAATAAAATTATTAAAACACTATGCCATTCTAATACTAAATCTTTCAAATTAAATTATAATGTTGATATATCCAATGATACTGTGCATATCAATTGGTTAATTCATAATGATAATATATCCTGTGAAGGCAGCGAATGCGATAAGCAATACATCTCAGTATCTCAGGCATCCGGGTTTCAACGCTTCGCTATATCTCTTGCTCTTCGCTTATCCTTGTATTTTAATAATTACGATATCCTATGTAATCAACTATTTATTGATGAGGGATTTATTAATTTTGATAAATATAACTTGTCTATTGTCCCTGCATTTCTCAAAAGTCTCCTTAAGTTTTATAATACCATTGTAATTCTCTCGCATATTGATGTAATACAAGATACTGTTGATGAAACTGCTGAAATATTCTTTGACAATAAAAATGCAAGCTCTGCTATTACTTATTCATAGTGTTAATCGGTATCGCGTTAATCGTAATTATTTAATCATATCCATTATTATTCTGTTAAATATTATTTTTTTATATCTTTCAATATTCATCATTATCTTCTTATATTTTATGTATTCGCTTGTAGTTCCATCTATTCTCTTATATTTACTCTTGATAATACCATCCATCTTTATGAAACCGCTCTTTACATATCCTTTCATTATTCTATATTCTATTTATATAAAGAAAAATAATAAGACAAATTCTATTTTTTATTTTTCTTTGTAACTTTAAGAATCTTTTTAAGCATTTTGTTACCACCCATTACACCATCATTAGTTGGTGTTTTTGGAGTTGATAGTAGTGATGTTCTGGATGAACTGGATGAACTGTATGGATTTGATTTTCCTGTTGGAGTTGCAGGAGATGCATAAGTTGGTGTTTTTGGAGTTGTTGGTAGTGATGATCTGGGTGAATTTAAATTTACTGAAGATGTTGCAGGAGATGCTTGAGATGCTTGAATTGCTTGAGTTGCTTGAATTGCTGGAGATGTTGGTAGTGATGATCTGGGTGAATTTAAATTTACTGAAGATGTTGCTTGAGTTGCTTGAGTTGCTTGAGTTGCTTGAGTTGCTTGAGTTGCTTGAGTTGCTGGAGATGCTTGAGATGCTTGAGATGCTGGAGATGCTTGAGATGCTGGAGATGCTTGAGATGCTTGAGATGCTTGAGATGCTTGAGATGCTTGAGATGCTTGAGATGCTTGAGATGCTTGAGATGCTTGAGATGCTTGAGCTTTTGGAGCTTTTGGAGCTTTTGGAGCTTTTGGAGATGATTTATTAAAATCTTTCCACGAACCTACTCCAGATAAATGCGGTGATGATAATGATGATTTTGGTTTATCTTCGTCAATAGAAGCTGTTGATCCAATATTATTAACTATTGTTTGACTTACTTCTTGACAAAGTAATCTCATAAAATCTAATAATTCGCCTTTAATTCTATCTACTTCATTTTTGTCGGTTGTAGGTCTCCTCTTAATTAGTGATACATTTTCCTTTGCAATGACAATATTTCTTCTTGAACTTGCACTTACCTTTTTATTATCTTGTCCTAAAAAATGTGCTGTACTAATTAACAAATTTTTCATTACTAACTCTTTAAATTCTGTATCACTTATTTCTAAATTTATTTTTGCATCTTTTTCTTCCGCTGCAGTAGTTATTCTATCCAATCTTGTTGTTTGCTGTTTTTTTAACTTATTTTCAGCGGAAATTTTTGCATCTTTTGCATCTTTTGATAATTGTTCTAAGTTATACTTTTTAATATTGTTTTCGTGCTCAATTATTTTTTTATTACAATCTATTTTAATATCATCTATTAATTTTTCTCTCAAATCTTTTTCTTTTTCTTTCATACTATTTATAAAAAATTTCAACCTCTTAAGAACTTCTGTTATTATATCATTTACATATTCATCTTCTGTAAGAGCTTCTGTACTTCCTATAACAGATACAGTAAGAGATCTCTGTTGTATATCATAGTCATCAATTTTTTTTTTAAGATCAATTAACATATTTAATGACATGGTACAAGACTCTCTTGTATTTTCGTCAAGATCTTCAATTTTTAAATGTTTTTCAATAGCAGATTGTCTATTTGTAATTTGCACATCCCTCGCATTCCTCCATTTCTCTATAATGTTTTTATACTCTCTAAGTTTGGTAGATGTACCTGTAAGCAACGATGAATAATTGTCTAATATATTTTCTGCTGATTTACCTAAATTTTGTCTTACTAATTCCTTCTGTAATTTACTAATAAGTAAAAGTTTGTTCTTGTCAAACTTGGAAATTTCGCGTTCTAATTCTTTTAATTCTTGACTTATTTTTTTATAATTCTCTATATATCTATCTTTATCTAATTCTATTTGCGCAATTTTATATATTTCTTTGACTAAATCCTGATATTGTTTATTAGTATCTTTATTTATTTCTTCTAATGTTATATCATAATCTATAGTAATTATAAAAAATCTATCTAACATTTCTCCTTTAGTTTTACTGCTATCTACAAAATATAAATATATATGTGTTTTACCGTCGTCTATGATATAAACCATTCCACTTTTTATAGGCTCAACTATTTCTGTTGAGACTATTGCTGAAACTTTTTTCTTTTTAGTCTTTTTTCCTCCTCCACCACTCATACTGTCTTTACTGTCTTCATTTACTATTAATTCTTGTAATTCTTCTAATGTAATATCATGCTTTTCACTTTTGACACAAAACTTAAAAAGGTTTTTTAATACATCTGCAAAATACTTCCCTATATATGACCCGAGTTTACGCCAATATATTTTGTCATTTTTAGTACAATCTGTATCCCCTGTTCCTATAAAAAAATCAACTTGTAAATAATGGCAAATTTTTAGTACTCCCATATCAGCAGACATTAATACAGTTTCTTCTATAGTTTCTTCAGGATGACATAATTTTTGTAAATTTTTTAATTCAGCATCTCCTTCAAAATTATTATTAGCAAATATAGCATCTAAAATTTGTAAAAAATCACCCATTCCTTTTATTAAAAAATAAACACTTATAATCTCATCATTATTACATTCTTGAATTTCTAAATATTTAAAAAAATCGTCTTTGGTATTTCCCATTAATATTCCTTTAATTGCACCTATGGTTGATTTTCCAGTATCACCAAATTGTATAGGAAAATCTACACCTTTTGGTAATAAAGTATCTCTAATGCTAAATAGCAATCCATTTGATTTACTCAAATTTATTTCTATAGTAAATTTGTCAAGTGAAGGATAATAATTTTTGTAGCATTTGATTCCAGGATTAATTATATGTTTAAGTTGATCTTCAAAAATTTTTTTATGTGTTGTTATATTATATTCAGGATGCTTTGATGAATGTCCCGCAGAATCTAATAACCCACTAATAGTAGGGATAGGAACAAGTTTTTTTTTATTCTGCCAAACTGTAATTTGTTCTTTTAAACCTGATACTTTAGTATCTCTAATACAAAAGTTTTGCAATAATGGTTCTAAGTTATCTTCTAAAAATTGAGGCCCTACAAGTTTAGTTTCTGCATCACCAATAATGCCTTCCAATTCAATGGCTCTGTATTCTGCAAGATGCTTACCGCACCTGAAGTCTTTCCCTGAATATCCGCCTCTATCACCCAAGTTTAAATCTTTAGATAAATCTTGTTGTAAATATGTACCTAATACTATAATTTTATCTTCTTTCTCAGCTTCATTTAAATGATATAAAAATGGTTTCATTAATTCTTTTTGATTTTTTAACCACACAGCATCACTTACAGCATCACTTTTTATTCTTAGAGGTCCTGTTTGTACTGAGATAGCTACTGTTGCATTTTTCCCACATAATGGCAATGGAAGCTCTCCTCCTGTATGTTTATATTTCCTACGCTTACCACCACTTTGCTTTTTATCTGTATATTGTAAATTATTAATATAAAATTTCAACAAATTATAAAAGTGTTGCACATATATTATATTAGATTGATTACGAATGTAAATAAGAGCATTACTATATCTTGTATAATCATCTTGTATATGTAAATTTAAATTAGAACGAAAAATCTTATAATAATCTATATTAACTTTTTTTCTTACTTTTGCTCTCCTTAGCTCTCCAACCGTTATATCACTATCTCTTGGTCTCTTTTGCACATTTATTTTTTCTCTCTTACTCTTAGATTCAATTCCCTTTTCTATCTTCCTTTTTCTCGTTTTGCTTGAAATTATGATTGTAGGACTTTGACTTTTTACAAGTACACCACCTTTCAAAGATGAGTTATGAGAGTTACGAGATTTATGATAGTATATTCTTTCTTTAATAATATTAATATCATATTTTATAATCTCTCTAAAAATTTTATCTGACTCATCAATATCACCTTCTGTATTAGTATATGTTTTATGGTTTGGTATAAGTATGTTCGTATAAATATCAAATATGTTTAGTAATTGTGCCTTTATATTTTGTTTAACAAGTTGTTCAGTTATTTCTTCTTCTATTTCCATTTATTAATAGTATATAATTAAATAAACACATTTTTGTATATATAAAGAATATTATAAATTATTAACTATATGGAAGGTTTAATAGATACACGAAACGAATATATAGAACATATACAAGATATTTTAAGTGTCGCTATATCAAAGCGGATATATGCCTTATACACAGAGATGATGGAAGAAAAAAAGGGGCTTAAAGGTTTTCAAAATGAATTATATTGTATCCGCAAATGGAATAACAACATGGTGAATGATGAATATAAAAAGATAGTGAAATATACAAAATGTAAATATTTGCCAAACTTGATAAAAAGTATTATCATAACAACTATAAAAATAAAGATATATGAATATAGAGAACAGTTTGATAATATCAAAATTAAAATACCTAATGCTGAAGATTTTGTTCATAAATGTTATGTAAATGCTGCATCATTCTCTTGGAAAAACGCTTACTTATATAATAGAAACAATATAAAGGACGCAGAATACCAAAATAATCTTAATATAATTGAAGAAAATATAAGGTCTATAATAAAGAAGACATTTAGAGATTTTGTTCCATTTGATGAAATATTTAAGCAAATTGAAGATAACCTAACAGAGAATGTAAATCAATTTAAAGACACGGGCGAATACGAAGATGAAGGAAATGAAGATGAAATTGCTAAGATTGTTAAAAAATCAAAGAATACTGTTAAAGTTAACAAGGTTAGCGAGGTTAGCGAGGTTGCTGTTATAAAAGAAGTTAGTAAAGCTGATGCTGAAAGCGAAGAAGACGAAGAAGACGAAGAAGACGAAGAAGACGAAGAAGACGAAGAAGACGAAGATGCTGAAGAAGAAGATGATGCAGAAGAAGATGCTGAAGATGCTGAAGAAGAAGAAGGAGAAGAAGAAGGAGAAGAAGAAGGAGAAGAAGGAGAAGAAGAAGGAGAAGAAGGAGAAGAAGGAGAAGGAGAAGAAGGAGAAGGAGAAGAAGATGCTGAAAGCGAAGAAGGAGAAGATGCTGAAAGCGAAGAAGGAGAAGATGCTGAAAGCGAAGAAGGAGAAGATGAAGCAGAGGCTGATGCTATTAAGGTTGTCAAAGAACAAGAAGATACTAATAATAAAATAAATATTATAGTAGATACGCCAATAACAAAATATAAAAACAATGAATACAAAGAAGCTGGTAAAAATGAAGAGAACATCCAAGAAATATCATTCTCTAAAGGCAGTGATGAGCAAACAAATATCAAAACAATCAGGAACTTTGAGGAAAAAGAAAAGAATATTGTTCGCAATCAATGGGACAATATTAAAGATGAATATAATTCATTATCGCAAAATAAAGTGGATTATAAAAAATATAATAAGAATGAAGAAGATAAGGACGATGACGATGCCAAAAGCGTCGCAAGCGTATCCAGTGCAGTGAGCACATTAAGTAATTTCACAGATATAAGTCAAATCAAGAAGATAAACATTAATGAAACAGCAAAAAATAGAAAACCAAGTTTTTTCTAAATCTTTTTTTGATATCAAATATTTTCATCTCTTTTTATTTTTATACCTAAAAGGCTTCTCCTGATTTTTTAGGTATGAATAATGGTTCTGGATTATATTTAGAAACTATTTCATAATATATATTATTTTTTTACACCTTTGGACATTTAAAATGCCGAAAAGGTATAAAAATTTGGGTAGTACCAAGCGTGGACTTGGTATGAATTCATTTTTAAGTTTTGTTTTTTAGTAATTGATTATCTCACCGTTAGGTTTATTGTTCTGATAACAAAGTAATCAATTATAACCGAAATAATAGAACTTTCGTTCCAAACACACCATTATTTAGATTAACGATAGGTCTTATGCATGGTAGAGTTGCATCACTATCATATTATAATATCGCTTAAATCTTATATCATTTTAATAGTAAAAAATCGGCGTTTTAAATGTCCAAAGGTGTAATAAAAAATGACTCTATAAGGTAATAGATATTTGCTATCTATTACCTAAATGTTAAAGAAGAGCTCATATTGTTTCCTCTGCTATTCCGCTGATAATATTATTTATACTCAAACAATGTTTATCTGCAAGAAATGCAATATGCCAGTAAAAAAATGCATTATCTGCGATATCTGCGGTTATTATTGTGATAATAAATGCTTAGAGATGTTTGACAAATGTATGACAATCGCAGATTATAAATAATTATTAATGCGATACATGCTTCTTAACTTTGATAAGTTTTGAGCCCTTTTTTTTAAGAAAGACACCCGCATCATAATCCTCAATATCCTCTCCGTCTTCGTTTGTCATCCCCATTAAGTCGCGCTGGTCTTGCAAAGATTGCATTTCCCAGAGGTCTTGAGAACACATCCTGTAATTAACATCTTGTGCTTTATACCAGAACACTATGTCAGATATATTATTAGACTGAACCTTGTTATCTATAACAAGACACTCAAAGTTCTCGGTACATTGATTCATTACTTGGTTGAATACATCAAATGTCGGGAACATTCCAGCATAATGATTATATATTTTTTCTCTTTCTTTTACAATATTATTACGAAATATAAAAACATAGTCAATATTTGATCGCAAGTCTGGTGGCAATCCCAGTCCGTGCTGCATAGTAATTAAAAGGAATATCTTGTAATGCCGGCCATTCATAAAAATACACCTGATGTTTTTATCAGTCATCGCAGACTTATTATACATACAATCATCTAATATCAAGAAGGCGCGCGGATCTATAGATGAATTCCCGTGCTTAGCCATATCTCTTTTTCGCTCGTTTGTTATATTTATTTGCCTCGTCAAAAACTTGCTAATCAACTTCTCCTCCAACTCGTCGTATATCAACATCTTAGGAATAAACTTCTCAAAATATCCGTTTGCGCGTTCTGTTTGCGAAACTACAACGCCCACTGGTATATCCCTATTATGGCTTAATATATCTTTCATACAAAAACTTTTACCTGTATTACGCTTGCCTATGAAAACAACAACAGAATCACTCTTGATTCTCCCAGGATCAAACTTTTTAAGTTCTAGTTTCATTTAATTAATAATAACAAAAATAATATATTATATGGAGCACATATCAAAATAATATAAGATTATTACTCTATATATACTTAAGGAATAATGAAAGAAAGTAAATGAACCAATTAAGAAAATGCGACTCATGTAAAATTATTAAACCAAAGGGCTTATTTCATATCTATAAATACTGTAAGCGCTGTCATATCAAAGATTATATCAAAAATCACTTGTTAAATGCTCGGGTAGCTAATCATTTTAATTTATCTTTGGATGAATTTAATAATATTATGTCTATAAATATGGATGATTCTACAAGAAATGGATTAGGTGAGCACGAAAGATATGACGAAATTATGAGCTATTATATTGGAACCCAAAGCACCGTAATTACAGATACTGTTATAAATAACTTTTAGAAGAATTATTACAGAACTAATAGGATACAGAGGATACAGCAATATTTAAGAATATCCTTCGTAATATTAATATATTGCAATGAAACATTACTGGATTAATATTGATAAATCTATTGACCGCCGTTCCTTTATGGAAGAGCAATTTAAAAATAATAAATTAGATAATGAAAGGATATCTGCGATAACGCCGCGCGATTTTGATGAAGTTTTAGAGGATAAGCGGCCATTAACTTGCAAACATCCAGGGTGCGTTAGGTGTGAATATGAATATGCATGTATATCAAGCCATATCAAAGCAATTATTGAGGGGTTGAACAATACTGCAAACGAATGGTTTGTTGTTATGGAAGATGATATTATAATACCTTTTGAAATTAATTATAATAAAATGCTAAGTGAATTGCCTAAAGATGCTGAATTAGTCCAGCTGCTAATTTTATATGGCCCAACAGTAAAATCTCTATATAATCTTTCTGTCTCTCATAATATACATTTTATTAAATGGCAATACCTATTACCTTCTACAGGTATGTATATCATATCGCGAGTAGGTGCTAAGAAGTTAGTAAATAAATATTTTAAAAATAATAAATATGATTTCACTTCGTGCGAATACCAGGTAGTCGCAGATGTCGCATTATATTCTTCAATAAATTCATACGCTACCACATTTCCGTTTGCATATCCTAATATAGATTTAGTATCTGAAATACATCCCGAACATTACGAAGCACATAAAAACACATATTTAGATATTAAAGAAATTGTAGATTTAGCCATCGTTTCTAATAATATCCCTTATATCACATAGAATGTTCTTTGGGTGCATCCTTGGCAACTATATTATATTTTTCATTAAAAAAATATATTACTATTAACTGTTTCCGGTGATCTCTTAATTTATCAGTGCAATACAATATATATGCATCATCTTTTCCATTTAAATTCTTATTTTTTATCCAAATTTTAAAGAGCTCATTATATAATAACACTGATTCGTTTATTAGCGGATACTTGTCTATTTTATTCGTTGCTAACATTTGCGCCTCCTCAGCAAGCCCAATAATATGCAGAAAATGCTTTGTGATACAATCTCTGCATCTTTTATTTTTATTTGTAAGATGTTCCTCTAATAATATAGATTGTTTGATGATTTGCTGCATATTATATCGCGGGTCGCTTACAGGATCTATGGAATCACAAGAAGCCGAGCAAGAACCTGCACTTTTATTCTTGCTATAATTTATATTTAGAAGCGGGGCACTTGAGGAGTGATTATGGTCGTTCATATAATGAATATACCATAATATTATTATAGTTGATAGTATTATTGTAAAAACAATAATAAAT